CAACAATAGGCCCGTCAGCGCGTGATCGCCTTCCAGATGTAGTGTGAGTCGGTTTGGAGTGCGGTCATGCCAGGGATGGGCGGCTGGGACGTTAGGCGCTTGTTTCCTGTGAGCCCCAGTAAGTAGACCGTGACTGCCATCACTAGGAAAGTGAGCACGAAAAGTATGGTGTGGTGCGCTAGGTTTTTAAGTCTTAGAAGCATGTGACATCCGTTCTGAGGTAATAACCCTCGAGTGTGTAGATCGGCTGTGACCGGCAAACTTTCGCGATTCTGTCGTTCTGTGTGGGCATCCCTAAGATTTCGCTGTCAGCAGCCTGCAAAGGGGCCAGTTGACCGTTTCTGAGAACTTCACTCAATGCGGGAGGAATCTCAAACCCCTTCTGAGGCTTCGATGCACAGGCCGAAAGTGATAAAGCTAAAGCCAATATGATAATGATTCTCATTTAGAAAGTCCTTTGTTAGTGGTGGTGGTGGGTAAAGCAAATTGTTTTTTGCCATTCTCGAAATAGAGCTCGTATTCTTCCGGCGTGAAAGTCGGTGGGTCTTGCTGCCGAGTAATCATGCTCCACAAATGCGTGTTGTACTGGGTGTTGAGCCCCAGGTTGAAAGACACCAATGCGGTCAGGCCTAGTGCCATCAATACAAGACTTGCGCGTTTCAAGCTATTCATGTGATCCTCCAAAGTATGAGTCAAAAGAAACTAAAGCCATCAATATGGGAAGGCGTTCAAAAGGCTGTTGCTGAGAAGGCCGATGCTGTTGGGAATTGGTTCTCTGAAATTGGTAAAGAGGATAAAGCCAAAATTGGAGAAGGCCTGTCACGATCAATAGACAAAGGAAAAGCGGAAGCTTTACGGCGTGGGATGGAGGGCGGTTAGCCGCTTGAGTCCCCCACACAGTCTTAAAATAAAATGCCTTTCCCTTCGGATTCGGTAGATACCTAAAAAAACCCTCTCCCAATATTTCAATAAGCCCATGCTCTGCCAAATTTTTGGCAAGATCATCGATGGTCACACCTCTCGTTTCGAGCTCGGTCCGGTGAATATGTTTGAAATATAATTTCGAAAGTCGCTGCGGGTGTGGATGATTCACACGCCCCCCCTTCGTGTTTTTAAAAATTCTGTGAGCTCTGCAAATAGGTCCGAAACATTATCCTCATTGATCTCGTGGTATACTGGATTCTCATTCTCAACGAATGATGGGCACCAAAGCGGTGCGGGCTTAAATTCAGACCGGCTCAATATAGAATAGAGCTCTGAGTCCTGCCCACCATGCCAGTCTAAACAATAAGTGTGAATAGCTTCTGCATAATCCAAAAAATTCTCCGATGTTATTTTAGGCATTTTTAATCTCCCAATTTCCAAAAGGCTCGACTTCACCGTTCTCAAACTGAAGTAAATTATCTGTGAAAGGGTCCATTTCAAAGTCACTTCCCGGATTCACTTGGTGACCGATCACTGTGGCGACTGTGGCTCTGTGTGCCCCTCCCATGCTCTGATAATCAGAGAGAACGAGAACTTTTGAGCCTATAGGAAAAATAATTTCACTGTGTTTAGGCTTTCCCAGACTCTCAGGAGGGAGTCCGATTAAATGCCCACGCACTTCAACGAGAGATTTCCCGTCACCGTCTAAGTCGAGAGTCTTCCCGGTCGTCACCACGAGACTTCCCACAGAGAGCCCGCTCTCGCCATCATAGGGGTGTGCTCTCATAATCTTATAAGTGTGATTCTCTAAAAACACGTTCGACTTTTTATAAATTGAACTCATAATCTACTTCCTTTGTTAGAATATATTCTGGTCAAGCCACTGAAAGATGCGGTCAACGAGTCTTGCCGGTCGCTTCATACGGCACCTTGGTAAATTCTCTCTTCTGCATAATTTACCGGGTCCACTATGGTGCCATCACTTCGAATCACTGTGTATTCAAGCTTCTCATCGTCTCCCAATGCTAAGAAGTATTCGTGATCGACTGGCTCTCCCCGATAATCCCGGACCTCATAGGAAGAGTCGAAGTGCAGTGAAATCTCTGCTAAGAATTGTTCTTGAGAATACGTCTCAGTATCGTCTGTGTTTGGGACTGAAGATTCTATCTCAGTGACTGGCTTCAATACAGTCACAGGACTGTGGGACTCCCACGCGGTCGCATCCGGCCACCCCTCATTATCATATGCAGTCGAGATGCTTCGCCCTAAGGAAGCGCTTGCGTACTTGCTTTCACTTTCACCGAAGCCTCTTGGTGTGAAAGTCTTCTGCTCGAGCAAAGCATTTCCTTGCAGAACTAAATACGTATTTGCCTGCATGGGCTCAATTGTAGAATACTTCCATTTCATGGCGGTGCAGACATCTCTGATAATGGCTTCACTCGTGCAGAATACAAAAGAATCAATTGAAGTGATTTCGGCCACGAAGAGAGATGCGGTCGAGTCTCGGAAGATAATCAAACTTCCCTCAGGACTGAAAGCAGAGACTGCATAATAGCCCGTTAAGTGCTCGGCCACTGCATCGATGCCACCGGTCGAGAGATGCTTCACTAAGTGCTCTGTGTCGTTAGTGGTTAGCATTTCATACTTCGGTCCGTGATCGGTCACCACGCCATTGTGGATAAGAGTCCAGTTATCTCGCTGGATTGGATGCGTATTGATAAGAGTCTTCTGATTCGTGGAAGTGCGGCCATGGAAGATCCCCGCGCCGACTGGCTTGCCATGCTTCCCGAAACGATTATATTGAGCGGTAACGAATGGAAGTGAGAGCATCGGTCGCTTGAATGCAGTCTTGAAAGTCTGAGCTCTCAGAGAGCGCTCTCCGAAGAGTCCCTTATCCCCTTGAATAGCATATCCGAAGCCATCCCTCTCATATGAACTGAGCTCAGCCGCGACTGTATTTATGAATTTGTTAAGACTTTTGATTTTAGAAGTGTTAGTGAGAGTAAAAATTTTACACATAATTATGCAGCCTCTTGAGTGTTAGTGTTAGTGAATAGTTGAGCTCTGCTGATAAAATGCAGAGTCTCAGCATCGGTCATGCCTAGCAGTGCACAAAGATCTTCGACTTGTGTTACTGTGTTTTTACTTAAAGACTTTTCTCGAGATGCTTTGAAAAGTAAATTTACCCACGAATTGATTTTATTAAAATCGGTCGTCCCACTGTGAAGTCGGACTTCCACTGTGCTATATTTCTTAAATGCAGTCTTATTTACCGCGAAATAGCGGTCACCATTGAAACGAGACACACCGATTTTACAGTATGAATTCGTGAGTCGTGACTTAGGCACTAACTGACTCAAGACTGGAAGCGTATTTCCAATGCGTCGAGCACGAGTCGAGACTTTGAGCTCAGAGTCCTTAATGTCTCTGCAGTCGAGATGCACGTGAAGACCGCAAGAAGCATTCACTTTCGCGCCTTTTGAATTCAGGAAAGCCACGAGTCGTTTTAATGGCGTATTATCAGTGATTTTGTAAAATACTGTAAATTCTGCACCGAAATAGCCAGACTGTGCATTGATAGAGCCATCACTGTGAAGTGATACGTATTTCAGTTTCGCATTCTGTATTTCAGTCTTGAGCTCAGCGAAATTATCAGCGCGAGAATTCATAATCCCTGTGTCGTCACACTCTGAGCACCCCACACCATCACAGTTATCACAGTCTTGTTCTGTGCTTTCATAGACTGGCATTAAGCATTCAATCTCGACTCCGCACCACTGGCCGAGATCGACTGCCATAGGGCTCTTCTTCACTGATGGGTTATAGATAACATCTAAATATTGTTTTACTTTTGAGACTGGAGTCTTGAAGTCGCTCAGTCTTTTGAATCCGGCGCGAGACCGGGCATAATTGAAGTCTGAATTAAAAACCGGTCTCTTCGCAGTGGTGAAGCTCTGAAGATACGCTTCTTTCGCATGCGGACTCATTTTTGAATAGATAAGTCTGTGTCTTCTACTTAACTTTCTCATGCTCTGCATTTTAGCTAAGTGACGACCGGCCACGAATTCGAAATTTAGCTTAGGTCCTGTGTGTGCAGAATCGGTGTGTACATACTTGCGTGATCTGCGAATGCATTCTCGAATCTCCTCAGAGAGAGAGCCACCACTAAGATATTTCTTAATCGTGGCGGGCTTCAGATTATATTCATAGATGGCGCGACTGATAATGGCTAGTTGCTTAGGACTGAGAGTGATTGAATTCATGTATACCTCTTTGGTAAGTCTCGAGTCTATTCTCGAGAACATACTTAGAATAGCATAATACAAGTATTCTGCAAGCATTAAAATTCACTGTCTCAGAACGGGGCACCTCGCCCGCGACTCTCATTTCATAATCCGAAGCACCGAAGACCGCGCACCCAAGTCCGACTCATCTCGAAATGAGAAGCAAGATCCATGGCCCAAGATCCATGGCCCAAGATCCATGGCCCCCTCGACGCGACTCGAAATGCTTCGGTGCGACGCATCTTATATATAGAGGCGTGATCGGCTGAGCGTGATGCGTGATGCGTGAGCCTATCTCATCTCAAACTCACAGGAATTCTCATTTCGAGATCCAGGAATTCCAGGTTCCGGGACTGAACAAGGGGAGGGTGGCCCCCCTAGTCTGGTGTTGATGTAGGTGCCGCCGCCTCTGATTTTAAAAAAAAATTTGACAAAAAAAACACCGACTGCGAGCCTCAGACCATGGCGAAAAAATCACTCTTCAGCTCTTCAAAATCCTCGAAAGAAAAATCTCCAGAAGTCGCCATCGAGCAGCCCGCACCGCCAGCCAAAAAAGCAGCTCCAAAAGCCATCCCTCAGAAACCAAAAGAGGAGACTGCAGAAGAGCGGGACGCGAGAGTGAATTTAGTCTCAAAAACGTATGATTCCCTCTACAATATTGGCATGACCAAGAAGCTCAAAATGGAACAGGTTCAAGCCTGGACCGCAGACGATCAGCAAAAAGTCTTGGACTGGGCTCTTGTTCAGCGATTCGGCCCTGCCGAGAAAAAAGCCGCGCTCGAAAAGCCTGCTGTCTTAGGATAATTTAGTCAGTCCAGTTGACTCACCCTCTGAAATTCACGCACCATGGGCCATGGGCAAAAAAGAACTAAGCATTCCCGAAGTTATCGAAGAGGAATCCGGCAAGCGAACGCAGTTTGAAGTGCTGACCGAAGGTTTGCGGCGAAAGGCTGAGCAGATCTCGCCTGATATTTTTCAATTGGGGCCTGCGGATCTCGAGGAAAAAGCGCAGCCGACAGTTTTAATGAGGCGTCTCAAGCTGAGATTTTGGCAGGAGTATCAGAAGGTAATTTCTAATGGAAGCCCTTCGATTTCGCCGGTGACAATTTACCAAGATTTGTGCTCGAAGCAGTATTTTTATGAGCGCATTGTTGGCAACGAGAATGTTTTCGGATGGCTGCTTTCTCCTGTGACGGATTATGAGACAAAGGTCGAGGAGGCGTTGGACTTTGCGATTGAGCGCATTCGCGCTGAGATTCTGACAGCTCCGCTTTTTGATGCGAAGGGGAAGTTTGATAATTACGTGGCTGGGACTGTTTTGACTGCTGCGAAGTTTTTGGATGCGAGAGCGAAGGGTTCTCCTTTGCAGCGGGTCCAGCAGCAGAGTTTGCATGTGCACCGGCACGAGGGCCATGCGCCGGTTACCAAGGATAATTTATCTGAGCAGTTAGAAGAGATTCAGCGAAAGTTGAACATGCACCAGACACCTCAGCTCAACGAGAGGGTGGCGAGTGAAATCCAAGAAGAAGAGTGAGTCTCAGCTTTCTGAGGCTGAGATTTTTGAGTTAAAGAAAAAGCAGTTAGAGTTGATGAAGATGCAGCTTGAGCTCGTGGAGGGCTTGCCGCATCTGTATGGATTTAAGTGGTACAAGTGGGCGAGGCGGTTTTTCGAGAGTACAAACAGGGAGAACTTCCTGTGTGCTGCGAACCAGATTTCTAAAAGTTCCACGCAGATTAGAAAAGCGATTCATTGGGCCACGGCCCCGGAGCTTTGGTCCAAGCTGTGGCCGAGTCTTCAGCCAGGGCAGACGCCGAATCAATTTTGGTATTTTTATCCGACTGCTGATGTTGCACAGACGGAGTTTGAGACAAAGTGGGCTCCGATTTTTCTCCCTAAGGGAAAGTTCAAGGACGATCCTGTTTTTGGGTGGAACGATGTTTACGATAAGGGGCTGATCAAGAAGTTAGAGTTCAAGTCTGGTGTGACTATTTATTTTAAGACTTACTCTCAGAAGGTGAAGGATCTCCAGTCAGGGACGGTGTATGCTATATTCGCTGATGAGGAGATGCCAGTGGATCTGGTGCCGGAGCTCCAAGCCAGGCTGAATTCTTCGGACGGATATTTTCACATGGTGTTCACGGCCACACTCGGCCAGCTCTACTGGGAGCAGACCATGTGTCCAGCTTCTAAGAACGATGAGAAGTATCCGGACGCTCTTAAGCAGACGGTCTCTCTTTACGAGTGCCAAGAGTATGAGGACGGAACGCCCTCTCACTGGACGGATGCGAAGATAAAAAGAGCGATTGCTAAGTGCCCCACCCCTATGGAAGTGCAGCGCAGGATTTATGGGAAGTTCGTCAAGACTGAGGGGCTGATGTTCCCGAGTTTTGATTATGATCGAAACACGTGCGATGTGCATCCGATCCCCAAGCACTGGAACCACTTCTCAGGCGTCGATATTGGTAGTGGGGGGTCCACGGGCCATCCGGCTGCGATTTGTTTCATCGCTGTCTCTCCGGATTATAAACATGGACGTATTTGGAGAGGATGGAGAGGTGATGGCATCGTCACAGCTTCGCCGGATATTTATGCCAAGTACAAAGAGCTCCGCAGTGGACTCAACATGACCGCACAGAAGTACGACCAAGCGGCGAAGGAGTTTTTCTTGCACGTCTCCCCTAAGGGGGAAGCATTCACCGCGAGTGATAAAGATCACATCAACGGGTACGCAAGGCTCAACACTTTGTTTAAGTCAGGGATGCTTAAGATTTTTCGGGGAGATCCTGAGCTAGAAAAGCTCATTACAGAAATTAGAACATTGAGCTCTACTGGTGACAAACGAAAAGCTAAAGACGATTTCTGTGATGCGACTCGTTACCCTTGCATGGAGATCCCGTGGGATTTTTCCGACATCGATGGTGAGGATGAAGAGACTTCCACGAAAGACCGACCTAGCCCTCGGAAAAAAACTGGACCAGAGGAACGTAGGGATTGGTTCATGGGCGGTGGGGAAAAGACCGAATACACGCTCGAAGATGAGCTTGACTTCTGGAATGACCAATTTGAGTCTTGATTTGTGAAGAAAAACCAAGACAATGAGAGTGTCGGCCCATCTTTAGAAGAAATTCTTAAAGTTTGCCGTAAGCACAATGTCCTCAGTTATGAGGATGATAAATTGCGGATCGTTTTTGGCTCCCAAACCAAGGAGAAGCCTCTAACTCCTTCAGCTCGCCAAACCAAGGCGAATGAAACTCAAACACAAGCCGTTGAAAAAGAAGCTCTCGAAAAAGAATCGTTTAACGATGATGAAGACGAGATCGCTACCATGCAGATCGAGAACCCCGCTCTGTATGAACGACTGATGATTGAAAGGGAATTAGAGGATGCAAAGCCAGCAGCCGCAATCACCGGAATCGAAACCACATAGTATTGCGGAACTCAATCAACTCTACACGCAAGCTGATCAAGCAGATCAGGAAATATTTTCAGAACAACGCAGTAATGTGCTGTTGGTGGCTGGCGAACATTACACAAAAAAGAATTCTAAATATTGGAATCGAATCAGAGATGCAAAAGACTTAGCCTCTGATCAAAAGTTAAGACTCACCAAGAATCACATTCAGAAAATTTCGAAAACGTATATTAACAACATAATTTCTCAAGCACCATCTGTAAAAGTAGTTCCGCAGAATGAAAAAGAGCTGAAAGACCAGAAAGCTGCACAGTTAAATGATTCTGTTTGGCAATTTGGACGACATAAACAGAACATGAAGCTTAAGACTATGCAGTTCGCGAAGGATTTCATTGATCTTGGCGAAGTCGCCTGTAAGATTTTTTGGAACCCCTCAGCCGGTAAGTTCTTAGGATATAATGCGGAGATGGATGAGGCCGGTAATCCGGTCATGGATGAGTCGGGCCAAATGGTGGCTTCAAAAACTCCGGCCTTTTCTGGTGAACTACAAATCGAGCGACTGTTTTCATTCAATCTCTTAAGAGACCCCTCTGCAAAATCAATGTCAGAGTCTGGCTTCTTTATTTTCAGAAAAATGGTGGATACTAAAGAGCTTCAGGCCATGGTCGCTGGCGATGAAGACAAAATGAAGATGGTTCAAGCCACAAAGGACGACACCTTCCTTATTTTTGATGGAAATCAGCAAAATTATCAGAAAACCGACAATCAAACGATGCTCAGAGAGTATTACTTCAAGCCTTGCGTGAATTATCCTCTCGGATACTACTATATCACGGTCGAAGGGGGAGTTCTCTTTGAAGGGGAGCTCCCTTTTGGCATTTTCCCTATCATTTATGAAGGTTTTGATGAGATCCAGACATCTCCTCGTCACCGATCAATCATCAAACAGCTCCGTCCGTATCAAGCAGAGCTAAATCGCGCGGCTTCCAAGATTGCTGAGCATCAGGTGACTCTCGGGGATGATAAAATTCTTATTCAGAGTGGAACGAAGATCACGACCGGTGTGCAATTGCCTGGTGTGCGCTCTATTCAGTTTTCTGGGATGGCTCCAACAGTTCTGCAGGGCAGAGCGGGCGAGCAGTACGTCTCTTATATGAACTCACAGATCCAAGAGATGTATCAGGTCGCTAACATCGCTGATGACTCTATGATGAAGGAGCAGAAGACTGCAGATCCTTTCGCGCAGCTCTTCCAAAGCGTTCACGACAAAAAGAAGTTCACAATTTACACAGATAAGTTCGAAGGCTTCCTTTGCAGGGTATGCAGCACGTACTTGGATCTGGGTAGACACTATTTCCCAGAGGACATGATCATTCCGATGATCGGAAGGTCCGAAGCGATCAATATTTCTGAGTTTAAGAACACAGACGAGCACTGCTACAGCATAAAAACTGAGCCTTTGACCGATGACGTGACAACAATGATGGGAAGACAGCTTTCTATCAATCACGCGCTTCAGTATGTGGGCCCACAGATGCCAAAAGAGGACATCGGCAAGCTTATGCGGGCCATGCCCTTTGGAAATTTCGAAGAATCCTTCTCAGATATGACTCTCGACTACGATTCGGCCACAAATATGATCCTGGCTCTTGATCGTGGCGAGCAAGTGATGCCCAACAAGTACGATGATGGTCCGTATATGATCAGAAGACTCGTGAATCGGACTCGTGGGAGTGATTTTAAGTCTTTAGAGCAGGGAATTCAGCAGAGATATGAGCAAGTGATCGATGTTTACGAGCAGCAAGAAATGCTCAAACAAAGAGAGATTTTAGCAGCAAATTCGCAATTTATCCCCTCTGGAGGGGCGAGAATTAAGGTCGATTACTATATTCCGAGCCCCGAGGCTCCAGATCGAACTGTTCGCGCCACCTTACCGGCAGAAAGCATTGATTGGCTGATCAAACGCTTAGGGGACCAGGGATCTTCGCAAGAGATCCTCACACAAATGAACCAAGGGGTCGTCGCTGAGATGGCCACCAAGTTTAATCAACAACAAGGTGCGAATGCTCAAATGG